CACTGGCATCCAGCCCCGACGATACGAGATTGAATGCCACATCGTTCCGTAGCGTGGACGTGTGTGTTTGAAGATGCGTCTAGTCATTGCTGGTTTTCCTCCCAGGTTAGGTGTTTGTCTGAAAACTCACGCAGTCGGTCTAAGACCTCTTCATGCGTGAAGCCTCGGTGAATGGCGTTTTCGCCAAACGCAATCTCGAAGACTGCCTCGATGAACACGTCGTCATACATCGTCGACCTCCTCTCCAAATGCGTTGATGGTTTCGCCATCAGACGTGACCCAGACGTAAGGGTCGTCGGTTGGTTTGACGCCCTCGGCCTCGATGTTTGCCTCGTCAACCGCGTGTATTTGAAATTCATACGACATGCCTTTCTCGAACATGCCGACCGTGCACGCAGCATTGGCCAGCCCATATGCTTCTTCCGCGTCACGGGCGACGACATTGCATGTCCAGTCTACGTGGTCGGTCGCGCTCACTCGGTAGACGTTGAGTGGTCGTGTGTCGGGGTCACGCTCGTAGGTGTCGGTAAAACCCGACGCTTCGAGCAACTCGTCGTTTGGCATGCTGGCCAGTTGTTCGCGCAGTCGTTGACGAATCTCGTCTGCCGTGACGTCTGACCCGTCCTCGATGTCGTGGTCGATTGACGCGAGAATGCCGATGACGCTGTTGTATCGCTTCCTCATGTCCAGATACCCCCTTGCATCAAATCCCACACGTATGCGCCAGCGATGCCAGCGACTACGTGCGTTGCGATTAGTGTTAGACCGACAAGCGCGGCAGACACGATGCGTTCACGTCTGGCCATGAGGTCGGCACGAGCGAGGACGTGCGTCATTGACGCATCGTCTCGCATGAGTTGGTCGATTGATGTTTGTCTCATTGGTCGTCTCCCGTGATGAGGCGTGGTTGATTTGCCATGACGAATGCGAATATCTCCATCGTGTCAGCGTCAGTGGCTGGCACTTCGTCGAAGTCGTCGTCATGCGGGTTTGTGTTGTTGTCGATTGCCATTGGAAATCCTCCTGTGATGGCGTTGTTGTTGGTCGTTCGTGATTGGCGTTCGTGTGTGTGCAACGACCAGTGAAAGCACACAAAAAAAACCCCACACCCGAAGGTGTGGGGTTCTGATTGGCGCGCGCGATTACTTGTTGCGCTTGGCCAGCTCGGTTGTGAGCATCGCGACCATGCCCGCGAGGTCAGCATCGCTCATGGCCGAGACGCCCTGAGCGACCGGAGCCTGAGGCTTCGCCTTAGGCTTCGCCTTGGGCTTGGACGCCTTCGGCGTCTTGGACGCCTCAAACGCGGCAACGTAGTCGGGCTTGCCTTCGGCAAGCTGCGTGAGAAACGCCTGCGTGCGCTTGGCCTTGCCTGAGCCAGCCTTCGCCTTCGCGAGACGTTCTTTCAGAACGTCTACGGCCTCGGCGATGAGGGTCTCACGCGCGCCAGCGCTTGCGGTTTCGATGATGGTTTGGATGTCGCGCAAAGATGCGCCTGCGAAATTGCTCATGGAAAATCTCCTTTGTGAGCGTGACTGCGAGCGGGACTCCGCAAGCAGGGAGCAGGCAGACTGCTCCACTCCATAAACCCCTTGTTCCCTTCGGGAACTGTGCGGACGACCGCCCACGCGCGTGTGTGTAACGTACTGAAATGGTTACACTTGGCTCTCAGACCTTATCGTTCGCACGTGTGGTGAGCACGCGTGAGAAAATAGCCCGAAAATCACCCCTTGAAGGGGAGCGAAACCCGCAGATTTCTGCGGTTTTTGGCGGGGTTGTGTCATTTTTGTGCCGCGTATTGGCAGGGGGGGGGCATACCCGCCGTCCGCCGCGCGGTCATGGTCTAATCAACGTCACCAGGGGGTCTCGAGTAGCGAGCAAATTTGAAAATGTTGGAGAACAATGGCTAAAACAAAGTTCACAAACCGCGTAAGCGTGCAAACAGCGACAGGACAAGTCGCTTTATCACCAAATCAGGTGGCCAATCTGCGCGGACAGATAGCCAGAAACATGGAAACCCACATAGTTCTGGCCGATGAAGTCATCAAAGGCCACATAGAGTGGACGCCTACGCAGGCACGGGTGTTTTCAAACCTACTTAATAAGGTCATCCCCGACCTTTCCGCCTCATTCCACCAACACGAGCACAGTCACCGTGCTCTCAATGAAATGTCTCGCGAGGAGCTGGAGCGCATTGCCTCTGGGGTGGACGAGATAATTGATGCAGAACCTATAGAGGAGCATAACGATGACGGAAAAGAACAAGGGCATAGTGAGCAATCCGATAGCGGAGGCAGTGCCGACCAAAATCTCGACAGCGGAGCTGGGCAAGGCAATGGGGCAACTCGACCTCAGTTCCGTGCCGAAACATAAGCACACACAGGCGGTGATGGACCACTTCTTCCGTGTCATGGCAGAAAACGTCATGGACAAGAAGTTGGCAGACGAAATACGGGGCTCACGCATTCTCCGCAAGGGTCTCGACACATGAGTGTCTCCCGCTCGGCAGCGGCCAAACACCTACTCAAGCTGAAGGACGCAGAGGCCAGCTTCGAGGGCTTTGTAAGAATTGTGGAGCCTACCTTCACCCTGGCCGACTTCCAGCTTGACCTCATCAGAAAGCTAGACAAGCTGGAGAAGGGGGAGCTTGTAGACGACCAGGGCCGTCCCGCGCGCAACCTTTTGGTCACAATGCCGCCTCGGCACGCCAAGTCTACATTCTCAACTGTTCTATTCCCTGCCTACTTCATGGCGCGGAACCCGACCCGCTACATTCTGTCATGCTCATACAACGCCATGCTGGCATCTGACTTTGGTCGCCAGGTTCGCGACAAGGCAAGTGGCATAGAAGTCCAGCAGGCTTTCCCAGACTTCAAGATGTCCAGCGACAGTAGGGCAGCCGATGTCTGGCGCACAGAATTGGGCGGCGCATACTTTGGCGTGGGTATAGGCGGCACAACAACTGGCCGACCAGCCAACCTCCTCATCGTCGATGACCCAGTAAAATCCAGAGAGGACGCAGAGTCCGCCACCCAGCGAAACAAAATCTGGGACTTCTACACGGCAGCTCTATCCACTCGTCTACAGCCAGACGGCCAGGGGCAAGCACCCAGCCAAATCGTCATCCTCACACGCTGGCACCCCGACGACCTGGCTGGCCGCCTAATGCGGACGCAGGACTGGAAGGAAGGTCTGTGGATGCACCTCGATTACCCAGCCATCAAAACGGTCGCGGGCAAAAAGGTGTCTCGCCGCAGCCTTCCCAAGGAACACCCCATGTATGTCGAGCCTGGTGAGCTGTCCAACCTGGCAAAGGGAAAACGCTACCACCAAGAGACCAAAGAGGTGGCTCTGTGGCCAGAGCGCTTCCCCCTAGACGAACTGCGTAGGCGTGAGCGTCTCAACCCGCGCGACTTTGCATCACTCTATCAGCAGCAGCCATACATTGAGGGTGGCAACATCCTGAAGTCAGAGTGGTGGAGCTACTACCCAGAAGACATAAATCCTACAAACTTCCAGACGGTAATCATCGCGGCGGATACCGCCTTCAAAAAAACCGAGACGGCTGACTTCTCTGTAGCCATCGTTGCTGGTCTCACCCAGGAAGGCGACATATACATCGTAGACGTGCACCGTGGACGCTGGGACTACCCTGAGCTGCGCACCAAGCTCATCAATATCAACGCCACATGGCGCGGCAGAGGCTTGCGCGCCCTCTATGTTGAGGACAAGGCATCTGGCCAGTCCATCATCCAAGACCTCCGCCGCGAGTCTGGCATCGCTGTTGTCCCCTATAAGGTAGTCAACGACAAGGTGTCTCGCATCAATGGCATCACTCCACTCATTCAAGGTGGCAGGGTCTTCCTACCAGAGAAGGCAACGTGGCTAGACGAGTTCGTAGAGGAATGCGTCGCATTCCCCAGTGGCAAGCATGATGACCAGGTCGATGCCCTCTCCATGGCTGTGGACGTTCTCTCGCGACAATCAGTTACCCCTGAGCAAATATTTGGGTCACTCGAGGCTGGCAACTCTCTGATGCAAGAAACCAATGCTAGGCGTGGCTCTATATCCGAGGCTCTTGGCAGAGACATTTTCAAAGGCTGGGGCGAGCTATAAGGACGACCCCTCTATAACAATAAGGCAAATTAGACGTCATGGCTGAAGACACAAATTTATATGGCGCTGATTACGCTTTCTCTCCGACTGATGGACAGATTGTCGACCTATCTCGCCTCGCACAAAAACTTATCAATTACGAAGACATCTCCGACGACCTCACAGAGGACGAGGAGCGACGCATTGTGGACTACGTAAAGTCTTGCGTAGACATGTCCTACAACAAAATTCGTAAGAGGTATGACCATTGGCTAGAATCGGACCGCGCTCACGACGTTTACGTTCCGCCAGATGCTACGCAGTTTCGAGAAAAGGCGGTAATCGCAGACACCCGCGCAGTTGCGGACACCGTTCTGACATACTTGATGGCAGCGCTTGCGGGCCGCAATCCGATGTTTCAGCTCGAGGGACTAAACAGGCAAAGCCGAAAAGTGTCATCAATCCTAGAGCGCGTTCTGCACAGCCAAATGCGCAGGACGGCTGGCGAAGCAAGACTTGCACAGCTATTGCTCGACAGCATTCGCTACGGGTTCGCCCCGACGAAAGTCGTTTGGGACTCGAAATCAAACCAAAACCAGATAGTAAACTTTGACCCACGCCGCGCATTCCCAGACCCACGAGTTAGCTGGGGCGAGTGGGACAAGTGGCAGTACGTAGTTTTTACTGACTACGTCAGCTTCAACACACTTATGGGCACGGGTCTTTACCCCAAGCTCAAGAAACACCCGTCCCTCCGCCACCGCACCGCCCCTCCTCGGAATGCGTGGGCTGCCCACAGATGGCACAAAGAAGAGGGACGGGGCCTCAACATCGACCCAGCATCACCAAACCAACGTGAGCGCATGGACCATGCCTACTTCACTCTCGGTGATGCTCGTGTAACAGACGAGTGCTGGGTACGTTTTGCTGGTTATGAAATCGGCATCCCATCTATCGAGCAAATCTGGATGGTCGTCACCATCCTCGATGAGCACATCTGCATCCGTATGCAGCTCAACCCATACGGCCAGCAGTTCCCAGTGGTGGTCGGCGGTCTATATAACGACACCCACAAAACCTGGGGTCAGTCCCTTTACGACCTGATGCTGCCAATGCACGACATTGCAACCTGGCTGCTGCGCAGTCGTATCGACAATGTGCAGGCCGCGCTCAACAACCTTATCTTTGTTGACCCGACACAGGTCATGGTTCCCGACCTCATTGACCGCAATCCTTGGGGCGTTGTTCGCACTATGCCTGGAAGCAAGCCTGGTGACGGTGTCTTTATTGCTCAAGTCCCAGATGTCACCAAGGGGCACTGGAATGACATACAGGCCATGTCAGAACTCAAGCAGCGCGTTTCTTCAGCCAGTGACGCCCAGCAGGGTATGCCAACGCCTGATGTCCGCACCGCAACAGAGATTGCGCGTCTAACCCAACTTGGCTCCCAGCGTCTTGGGGTGCTAAGTCGTGTCATCTCTGCAACCACCATCCGACCAATGGTGCGGATGATGACGTCCAATATACAGGACGCACTCGACATGACAGGCTCCATAAAAATCGACCCTGACAAGATGCCAGGTCAGTTGGCCGACATGGTAGAGGATGGATACATCGACTACTCGGCGCGCGACCTGCAAGGGCAAATCGACTACCTAGTCATCGACGGCACGCTTCCTGTTGAGCCTACACGCAACGCAGAGACGTGGATGAACATGCTCCAGATGATGAGCAACACAGGTCTCAACATGGAATACAAGATGGGCAAGATTGCAGAAGAAGCAATCCGTGCCCTCGGCATTTCTGACCTTGACCAGTTCCGCATCTCTGAAGAGGAGCGCGCGCAGGGTGCATCTCCAAGCCAGCAGATAGCTCTAATGGAAAAAATGCGCGGCGCATCAGTACAGCCGCAAGAAAACATTTCGCGTGAAGTCGAAAAAGGAAATCTCGTACCCATGAGGGAGGCGCAGTAATGTCCACCGAAACTATCAATTCGCGGGCCAAGGCCATGGAGCCAGACCTTGAGACGGGTGTTGTCGATTACGTGCACGCCGTCTTTGAGCAAGTAAACCGTAACCAGCAGGACTGGGGTGCGCAAAACGCGCAGCTCATTGCGAAACTACAGGCACGGGTTCGAGACCTCGAGATTGAGGTAGCGAACCTGAAAGGAAGGCTCTAATGGCTATTACACGTCCCACAGGCGAACAGCTACGGTTTGTGTCCGTCAATACTGGCGAGCACGTTCTCGACACATATATGGAGAATGCAGAGATTGGCGGACGCCAGCTCAGTGCGCTTCTTGGCGACATCTTCAAAAGCAGCGACGGCCTTTTCGACCCAACCATCTTTACATTCCAAGTCGACACAAACGACAACAACAAGCTCGAAGTCCGCGTTGGCGCAGGCAACGCTTTTGTAGAAACTGGTGTAGAGATATTTAACGCGCGCGGCGCATACGCTACGTCTACAGCTTACAAGGCTCTCGACATCGTAACGCAAAACCAAGACACCTTTGTCTGCACAGCGGCGCACACATCAAGCAATGCGACGCCAGACCTGACCAAGTTCCAAAAGGTAATCAACGGCTCTTTGGTTGCTGACTATGCCAACAAAGTAGACGGCGCGATTACAGGCAGCGAATACTCCGCAAAGGCATGGGCGATTGGTGGGGTCGGTGTTACTGACACAGCAAACGCAGGAGCGGCTAAGGAATGGGCGACCAAGACATCAGGCACGGTAGACGGCACAAACTTCTCAGCGAAATACTGGGCGACTTCAACAGACGTTACCACCGTCTCCAGCAACATCTCAGCGATACAGACGGTCTCCACAAACATAGCCAACGTAAACACAGTAAGCAGCATAAACGCTGACGTCACTTCTGTCGCTGGCATCTCGAGCAATGTCACTTCTGTTGCCAATGACGCCTCAGACATCGGAACTGTCTCAACCAATATCGGCAATGTGAATACGGTTGCTGGCATCTCTGCAAACGTAACAGCGGTTGCTGGGGACGCGGCTGACATTGGCACGGTGGCTGCAAACCTTACTGGCACCGACACAATCGGCTCAGTCGCTGGTTCTATCGCAAACGTCAACACGGTAGCTGGCATTGACTCGAACATTACGGCTGTAGCCAACAACAGTGCCAACATCAATACGGTTGCTGGTGCCAATGCAAACATCACAACCCTTGCTGGCATCAACAGTGACATCACCACTGTTTCTAGCAACAATGCCAACGTCACAAGCGTTGCTGGTGCCATCACCAACATCAACACGGTCGCAACCAATATTGCCGACGTAAACAACTTTGCTGACACATACTTTGTGAG